CTTAGCACAATAGTTGAAAGCAAATCACAATACAAACCTTAAAGTCATCTTAACAGTTGACATGGAACCTTCTGCAGTTATTAAATTCTCATTGTCCAACATCACTGTGATGTCTGCCTGGAGACAATGGGCAGCAGCCTTAACTAGTTCTTCTGTAACAATCTTGCTCCAAATGATGTTACCTATGGCTTCCACCTCTGTCTGTGACAACATGGACACACGTCGGAGCATGTGTACTCTCTCTAAGCAGTCACCGATGAAGATGACTCCTAATTTATCACCTGTGGCAAGATAACTCTTGTCCCATAAGTTCATTTCATGGGCCTGTTCCAGCAAAATGTCCAAAAACACCTCATAAGGAATCATGGACAACTTTCTTGCATCACCCGTAGATGCTGCTTCAAGTGCCTGGACTTCCAATATTTTCCTCTGCAATGTTAAGCCTATCTGTTGTTTGGGTCTCCCTTCTGCAGCTTCATGTAGTTTTTGTAATTGCTCTATCTCTGCCTTCATAATCTGTATGTCAGAGATTTTGAATGCATGTCTCCCTGAATGAGATGTTGCCATCTCAGAGAGCTCTCTTATCTCTGACTCGCCTTGGAAGTCCCTACTTAGTAGAAGGTTGCAGCCTTTGAGCTTACTCAGAAGAAAGCCCAACACTCCTCTAAGTTGTATGCTAGTATCTTTATCTTTGAACTCTGTAGACAGAATGCCATACAATGCCCCATCTTGCTCAGAGCTGTTGGACAAAAGATCTATAGAGTCAAAGAAGTTGTTACTAACAGGCATCATGTGTATCCTCATTTCCCTATCAATTTTATATTTTTGATCCTCAGAGTCCATATCCATGAACATGTCTGCTATCGATGCAATTACTTCCATGTCTGGTGCTTGTAAGTCAATGTCTTCTATGTTCTCAATATTCATGTGTTTCATTTGGAACTCAGGTGTTTCTGATAATTTAAGGATAGCATTATCTGAGGTTTTGCCTATAATGTCAAGCAATCTCCCAACATCCTTTGTAATCAGGTCTGCAAGTTTAACCGTAGTGGTCCCAGATTGTTCAGCAGTGTCTAAGGCCCCTCTATTGAATTTTGACTGGAGAGTTTTCTCAAGGCCTTTCCTTACATCATCTTTAGCCCACCTATAGTGACCCTGAAGACAAGAATAGAAACTTTCTTTGTTGTATCTCTTACCCACACCAAAATTGTACTCCTGGGATCTACCTCTTAGATAATTAGTCAAGTTTTGGTAATCATAGCTAAGTTCCAAACAATCCTCCAACTCAGTCACAGTGGCAGGCTGAGATGTTAACCATTTGTTGAACAAAGGATCTCTTGTTTCTACAAAATCAATCAAGGTAGGGTCCCAGTCAGAGTACACTAGGGTGTCACTTAGCAAGGTCAAGAACTCTTCATTTTCTCCCATTTTAGCAATCAATCTAACTCTGCCAGCCACTATACTGATATCCCATTCTGCATTATAAACTTCCTCCAGATTAGAAGATTCTAGAGTATCATCAATATATGTTGGTATTGACATCTGGGGAACCCTCTGTTGTGAGATTCGAAATGACCCGGTGCTATCTAAATACAATTGAAAATCTGATTTGTCTGGGTGTTCAGGAAAGACACCTTTGCACTCCTGAACCACAGCATGTATGCCATGAGATAAGTTGGACACATCAGAAAGCTTGTTTATCCCAATCTTCACTACCACACCATCCTGGAAACGTATGGCAACAGGTATATTGCAGATCTCACCCAACCACTCACCAGGACCCCGATACTGGACTTTCCCATCTTGCATCATCATGGATTCTTGCCTGATGGTAAAATAGCCAAATGCCCCTGACTTTATGTGACAAATGGACATGTATGCCTGCTCCTTATTCCTATCCACAAGGAAGTCCCTCATTATTTTAAGCTTCCTTGCCTTATTGGGGAGTTTTGAGAGGGATGAAGATAGCACTTCTGACTTCTCTAGAGTATCCTTGGCATATAGATTGCGAAGTTTCCCATTAAAGAAGAAAGTTGAGAGGCTGTACAAGTAGTGCCTCAAGCAATCTATCTCCTTGTTTTCACTTGTCACTAGGCTTATGACTTTAGTGTGTGGCCAGTGGACTCTAGATATAGTATCTAATTTGCCGCTAGATCTTGCAGAAGAGTCTTGCATTCTCACTATTCTATCTTTCTGGTCCAGACCTGAAAGGAATAGATATAAGCTCATGTGATCCATGTCCAACTTACTTGCTGTTTCAGACTCTGTATTCTGCAAAAAAGGGTATTTTGCTATAGCCTTGGCCCATATCACCTCAAAGGTTCTAGAAGCAACAGAAACTGAGGGCAGCTGAAACCATTTCCTTTTGACTATGTCCATGATTTTTGCTTCAGCAATCCCTTCAAGTGTTTCCCATACTACTGTTTCACTCTTTGTATGACGTCTCAAATAGACATCTTGGAAAGAAGCAGAATTTTCTATCATGATAATGTCTTGATAAAACCTCTTGTATTGTGCTTGATGAGGGAAGAGGAGTCTTGTGTCCTCAGAAATGTGCATCTTGCTATTCTCATCACATTCATTAATTAGTAGTTGAAGTAATGTGTATTTGGTGTTTTCCTCCAATTTCCATGTTCTTAAGCAAGGTCTAGTTATGATGTAAGCACTAGCAGCCATCATCCTTATGGTTGGCTGGTATGAGGACATGCTTTGGACTGCTCCTTTGTTATAAATGCTTAGAAGCATCTGAACCTTAGCACCTTTCCAATCTTGACCAGGATGATATATAATCTCTGGGTTTTCATCCACTAACTCTATGGCATCCTCTAATGTCCCCAAATTAGTCTGATGTCGGAAAGCATGCCATTTCCTTTTAGAGCTGAATGGCAATCTTGTGGATTTAAGGCTTTGCTTAAATTGAGAATTAACTGCACCTTCATACTCTAATTCAACTGTGGATGTCATTGATTCCTCTGTAATTGTGTTATCTGTTAATCTGCCTTCCTCCAATTCCCTGTATATCATGAAGTCAAATCCTGTCAATCCTGCTGTATAATCAGAATCTAAGGGGAAGAAACCTAAGGCTGGATTGGATGTTTGTAGGATCAGCCCAGCAACCTCATCTTTCAAGAGGCTATTATGCAGCCCTAAGAGTGTGTAATGGAGCCACCCTTGACAAAGTTGTATGAGACTACATAAGAATGTGGTTCCTCCTGATTCTAAGGCTTGTGTCAGTACACTGTAGAATATCTGACACCTATCGGTAAATACCTCAACTAAATTCAAATCTAAGCAGGCAGATACCCATCTAAATGTTGGTTTGATGATTTTCCCATGTGACCACCATTCTGAATTATACTCCACGAGATTTAATGTTCCAATGGATGTCTTGGATGCACTTATCCAGATTGAGAAATATTCTCCAATCAATTCTTTCCATTCTAATATTGCCACAATGAATTTTTGAACCCTTCGGGATTGATCCATGAAACTAATGAGACATGCAGAATCATCACTCCCCTGAATCACTGTGACAAGTCCTGCAATCTCATTCTTTACAAGAATTGCCTCTGCTAGCAACTTGAAACCAAATTGAAGCACACTGTGTACTACAGAGCTTGTCCTGTGGGGTATTCCTTGAAACATGCCGAACTCCACAGATATGAGATTTGAGTTCTTTTGAACAAAAGGTCTCTCCCCCTTGAGGAAAGCTATCTTCAGATTTTTGAGCATCGGATCATATATTTTGTTGAATGGTGTCCTCTTCAATATGGATAGCATTGAATCTGGCACAGCAATTCTTTTTTTGGTCCACAGGGAGAAACATTGATATAGAAATCCTTCAAATTCAGATGGAATAAGACGACACATAAATAAATAGAACTTTGAGGAATGATGTCTCTGACACCACTTGGTAGCATCTGCTGACTTGCACATTGTTAAGTGTGGGCCCAACTTACTATCTGCCAAACTCTCATGTTCCTTCAGGTAAGTTTCTTTCACTTTAGGGTTACAGACAGAATCATAGGGAAATTTCCTCCCCAGTGCTAATGCAAGTCTCTCAAAAAAGAACTGGAACATGCGTGCTTTAATCTCTAAGACATGAATTTCCCTATCCCCATTATGCTGATCTTTGGGAAAACAGTCAGAGAAGAACCACCCTCTGGCATTGATAGACTGGAGTGAAAATAGCATCACCTTTAGTGGTGTAGGTCGATCATCATTCCTTTTGGACATGTACTCCTTAATCAATCTCACTAGAGATGTGATTACCCTAGGTCGCTTCCCCTCAAGTTTGGGATTCAGATTCCTTAATTGCTGAACATACGTAGACCCATCTACAGATTCATCTTCAGGAAAGATTATTTCTGGGTCACTGTAATCTTTGGAGGAGGCCTTCAATGTAGATATGTCAGAAAACTTGACTTTCTTAAAAGAGTCAAGAATTGATTCTCCTATTTGATCTCTGTAAGAAGGGCCAAAAGATCTCCTCCATTCATCAGAAACTATGTTGAGAAAGTACCTGAGAACTTGTGGTGACCAAGTGTGTTTTAAAGGCTTCTCTTTCAGACTCCATAGCAGAACATCTGCATCATTGATGTGCTCTTGTGCCCATAGTTCCTCCTTCAAAATCTTGCTCACAATTTTGGGATTCCTATCTCCTGACTTCCCTTTGGCTTTAGACACCACATATCCGAAGTAGAAGCTATCTACAAGCTCTTCAATGCTCATAGGGTCATCATGGAATATTCCCCTGAGATTTGTATAGACCATTTCCTTAACATCCCCCTTTTGTCTTATAGTCCTCTTACCCACTCTATGTCTTCTGTAATATTCCATGTTTCCTATTGTTCTGTTGAGCAAGTAACAAGACAGTCTGGATCTCAATATTGTTGGGAGTCGATCTATGACCTTGTAAGGGTCAGGATCAAATTCTTGCAAAATTCTCATGTATATGAATCTTTGATTTGTAACTATCTCCTCAGCATCCAGTTTGTTGTTCAGATAGAGGAGAAGGATAGTCTTGAGTGTGGACCAATATTTCTTGGGGAGTTCTAGATCACGAGTCAATATGGGAAGTTTGAAATGTTGAAGTAAGTAAGATGATATCATGCACATGTAAGGACCTGCTTTCACAAAGCCATTCAGGCTGTGTTCATTGTAGGAACAGAAGTCAGACATTATGAAATCCTTGTACTGATAGAGTTGAGGTCCTATCCTGCCTGTGTCATAACTCATGAATGAATCAGCACTAGCTAAAAAAGAACAGAAGATGTGGGAGCCAGTACTTTTGTACATGATCCAGAAATTCCTTCCCCTTAATTTCTTGACACCAAATTTCTTGGCCCTGTGAGGCACTTTGTACTCATAACTAAGCTCTGTGCATATGTCTGTTATCAATGTTGCTGTGTTAACTACTTTATTCCTTGATATGTGTCTCATGACTCCTGGAGACAATAAGGACTTATTCATCCTAGTCTTTGTCTTTTCTAGTAACTCCTTAATGGCTTCATGATTGTTAATTTCAGAATCATAACCTTCAAGATTCCCATTATGAATCAAGAAATCAATATCACTAACATCTGTATCTGGATCAAATGCAATGTGTGATTCCTCCTCATGTTCTTCAACCATGGGATCTTCTGCCCTTCCCTTTGCCCCCACACCACTTAAAGCCAGGAAGTCAAGGTCCTTTTCTGAGAGGTTCGGCAGGAATGTGTCCCTTGACCTCAAAACATGCTGTGATGTCACACTGTGAGGATTGATAGCTTGGTTGCGAGAGAGTGACTGAATATAACTAGGCTCATCCACCTTGATGTCTGATTGTCTCCAGCTCTCAGTCTTGAGGTGCTTTATGGCCTCCTCCCATAGGTGTTCATAAGTCTCAGGGGCTTTGGGAAGATCTTGTGCAAATTCTTCATGTCCAGGCACTTGAATCAAGCAGGGGAAATTATGAACCCTCTTAGTGTTACTCTTAGTTCCTAATTCTCTCAACCCTTTCTTATATTCTTTGATGGAATTTAGAGAGGCACCTACTTTGGGTTTCAAGCACTCAGAGAATTTAGAGGATAGGATAGTCCTCACTTGTTCATCTTCCCAGAGTGTATTCTCTCTCATCATTTCCTCTGTTAAGGACTTGTTGAAATTCCTGTATTCATGCCGAGGCAATTTGTCAATCTCTTGGAGGACATCTCTGACTTTCTGGTAAGGTTCTCTGTCACCCTGATCTCCCATCACCCTCCTACCTGTAGCTTTTTCTACTTGGAACTCTAAAGACAACCCAACTCTTACCCTCCATATCAACTCATCAACTACTGTCTGACTCAATACTAAATTGGTTAATACTCGATCAGGAGCAACTATCAAGATGAAATAATCCACTAGATATCTCTGGAGAACTTCCTCATAAGCCAAACGTTTCTTCCTGTAACTAGAGGTGACTAGCTCTTCTGAAGATGCAATGCATGTTGATAATTCTAAGACCTTCCTCTCTTCTGGGATGATGCAGTCAGGAGTCAAATCAGCATTTATCCCTAATGTGCTTAACTTAACATCTGTTTCCCCTCTCAATAGATTTGCCACATAATCATGCCTTATGTGATTAATCTTCTTCACATCTTCATAACGAATATGGATGTGTCTGTCGTCAGGTAGCCAGAGTTCCACATTTTTGTTTCCCTCAGGAGAGATGTTCTGCCATGCCTCACACTCAATGTCAGGATGAGTAGAAGGGAGGTAATTGGTGGGTTCATCAATTGGCATAGGCTTCCCCTGTATTTGTAGGATATCAAACAAGTCAAATGAATCTGCCATTTCCATAAGGGTTCAAATATGTAGTTTTGCAGATCAAGAGTGTTGCTAAG